CTTTCACTTGGCTTGCAAAGTGTTTGCCCTGAGTGTCCCAAACAAGTCAACACCTGCCCCTGCACCAGCCCCCCCCCCAACCCTTCAACCTTCAATGAACTAAGGAGAGTCACCATGAAAGCGAACACGAAAATCAACGCGATCTACTCAGCTATCAAGAAAGCCCCGAAAGCGGAACGGCTTGCCCTCTTGCGAATAGGCATGGGCCTTGTGTCGCGAGCCAACCAAACCAAAAAGAAATAACCACAAGCGTTTCTGGCACTGTTGTGCCAGAACAAACACAACCACAAGGCAGAACCAAAGGAGCAAGGATGTTAGTTCTAGGAAGAGCTGAAGGAGAAGAGGTCGCTATCCAAATGCGTGATGGCACGCTCGTCTGGGTGACTGTCGTGACTATCAGTCGAGGTCGAGTTCGGCTCGGTTTTCGGATGCCCGACGATGTGCGGGTTGATCGAAAAGAAGTGTACGAACGATTAGTGGGTTTGGGTGTTGTTGGGGCCAAAGCCCCAACCCAAACAAAACGAAACTAGGAGAGTAAAAAATGTCGGAGACAAAATTGACACTTGCAGAAAAATTGCAAGAGCCGTTCGACCCGAAATCTATCGGGTGGAAACCACAGACGGCACCGAAGAACGGTCGAGCATTGGCAGCAGCGTATATCGATGCACGAGACGTCATGAACCGGCTCGATGAGGTTGTTGGCCCTGAGAACTGGTCAACAACCTACGAGCTTACCCCGAACGGGGTCGTGTGTCACTTAGCGATATGTGTGGATGGCCGATGGATTACCAAGACTGATGTTGGTGCATTCAGCAAACAAGCTGAAAGTGGCGACAAGCTAAAGGCTGCGTTCAGCGATGCTCTGAAGCGTGCGGGGATTCAGTGGGGAATTGGCCGGTATCTCTACGCATTGCCGACTGCGTTCGCGGACTACGACGAAAAGAAAAAAGAATTCACGCGGGTCCCACAATTACCGAAATGGGCATTACCTTACGCTCAACAAGAAAATCGGGAAAGGGTGCCAGCAGCTCCGCCTGCTCCGATTGAGACTCCCGAACCCGAAGAGGCGGAACCTGCACCCGCACCCCGACAACGCGAGATTAAGCTAACCCTGCCAGAGGATTCCCGCAAGATTCTTCTCGATCAATTCCACGCACTCGAAAGAAGTTGGAATGCCGAGAAGACCAAGGCTTGGGCCGGAAAAATCCTCGGTCGAACTCTGCCTGCTGACATGCACATTGGCGAGTTGACCCAGCATGAAGCCGACATGCTTTTTGTTGAGTTAGATAAGTTGGCGAAATCCAAGGTAGCAAAAAAACAACCAGCGACATCAGGAGCCAAATAGCACATGGCCACAGCACCTTTCAGAGTCCTCAATTACGAGCAAGGATCACTGTCGTGGCTCGATTGGCGACGATGGGCTGTTACCGCCAGCGACGTTGCTGCGATTGCAGGTCTCTCGCCTTTTGCGACCCGCGATCAGATCATGCAGCAGAAGCTAATCGGAACGACCCCGATCAGCAATTACGCGATGGAACGAGGCACCCGACTTGAACCAGTGGCACGCGGACGGTTCGAGGGGGTGACTCGAAAAAAATTCATTCCTCTCTGTGTCGAGCATGGTGAGCAGCCGTGGATGCGAGCGTCCCTTGATGGTCTCTCGGCTGACGGCGAGATACTCGAAATCAAGGCCCCGAACTGGAAGGTGCACGAATCGGCACTGATGGGATTCGTCCCTATTTATTACATGGCTCAGGTTCAGTGGCAATTATTGGTGACGGGATTGGAGACAGCGTATTTCGTGACATTCTCGACACATCGCTCGTTTGTCCCAACTCAACAATTAGCAGTTGTTCGGGTTGGCCCCGATGCGGAATTGCAAGCACGATTGCGCGAAGCAGGGGAGGTTTTTTACACGGAATTGATGACCGAAAAATTAACATTAAATTCAAGGGAGTGAATAATGGGCAACCCCCGAGCAAAATGGACACTCAAAGAACGGAATGAGCTTTGGAAAAAAGAAGCGTTTTCCGTCCGCGAATTAGGGATTCTTTGCGGTGTTGCTTATCACACCGCGTCCGAGTGGATCAAGAGAAATGGCCTTAAAAGCTATGTGATTAGTGACAGTCGTTCGCGTTGTTTGCGAATTACTCGTGATGAGTTGGTCAGATTTTTGCGTGGTTTTGGTTTGGAGGATTGGGTTCCTCTTGAGCGTGGTCTGTTTGGTTTAACGAAACAAGCCGAAGATGCAGCAAAGATTTGGGTTCCAGCTGTGACCTTTAGTTCGCCAATGGATATTCCGAAAGTCAGACCAATAAAAGAGATGCTGATTGGCCCCACGCAAACATTGGAGTTTGCGAAATTGGTACACGATTGGTGCGAGTCTGTTGGAACTCGTGTTTTTTGGGTCGATGAGGATGACAGCTTAGGACCAAATTGGGCAAAGCGAAGAGTTACACCTGATGAACTTAAAAGTGGAGTGGAGTTCAATCTATGATCTGTCGGCATTGCAATAAAGCCAAAGTCAATCGACCTCGTGGCTTGTGTTGGAATTGTTACTACGCCGAAGGTGTGCGAGACCTCTATCCCTCGACCAGCAAATACGCACGTCGGGGAGTGCCCAATAAGTCGGGGGCAGCATTGCCCACAACTCCCACCCAAGAGCTCCCCGGAACATCAGCGAAAGTGCAGGTGTTGATCGAACGGGCTGAGAGAGGAGAGGAGTTGTTCCACGAGTTTGATGCCGGCAAAAATAGGAAGGAAGGGTTTGTGAAGGGAACAATGGAAATCTACTTGGTGTGGAGCTTGCGTTACCGCGACTACGTCCGCGACCGTGTGCCACTTGGGGAACCTGCCTTGATGTTTTGGTCGGAATCTGACGCCGAAGAGTGGGCAATGGCTCACTGGATGTGCGAACGTGCCTCCCTTATCGATCATTGTGAAATTCGGAAGTTCACAATCACGGAGGATCGTAGATGATCGAACTGAAACCGATTGAGGATTATTACAGACTCGTTCATTGGTGTGTGGCTCGCTATGGGAAAAATATCCCAAGGCGACATTGGGAGGATTTAACACAAGATTGCAATGTGCAATTAGTGAGGTGCTATCAGAATTTCAGCCTCGAAAAGAAGAGTGAATTTTCGACGTACATTATAAAAACATTGGCTTTTTATATTTGCGATTGGCACAAACGAAAGGGTTTGCAAAACGAAAATCTATCATTAGACACCAAGCATAACTGCGATTTTCAATTGAGTGATTTAGTTGCTGATCGGCCGGCGGCCGATCAAGATTGGAGCATCGATATTAATTTGTTTTTGCGATGTCTCGACAAGCAAAGTCGTTTATTTCTGTTCTTGCACAAGGGGTTGAATTATACCCTTCGTGAGATAGGGGCAATGCACGGCATGACTTGCGAACAAGTAAATCAGATCATCCAAAAAGCGATGGCTAAGGTTCACCTGCACGCAAAAAGAAATGGTTTGAAAGTAATTTGACATAACCCCCTAGTGGCGAAAGTAGCAAACGCGAGAGGTTAAGACCCTCTTTGACCTCAACAACATAGCGTATACCGTTGGGCGATTGCAGGCTTCGAGACCTGCCTAGGGGATACGAACGGGTAACTCAGTAGGTAGAGAGCGACGGCTACACCGTTGCCAATGCGTGGGTTCAACTCCCACCCCGTTCATTCCCCTAACAAGGAGAGCAGAACTAATGCAACTGACGATTGAGGCAAGCAAGCTTGCCAACACATTACAGAGGGTACAGGCGTGCGTTGCCAAACGCACTCCAATGGAGGTATATAAACGAGTCTTGTGCGAAGCTCAAGACAAACAACTCCATATCACTGGCACAGACCTTGAATCATGGATTCGAGTTTCCGTTCCAGCAATCGTTGAGGAGTGCGGAAAAGCAATCCTGCCACCGAAAGAACTTAACTCAATCGCATTGCAGACTGATGGTGATTTGAATCTTTCTGTTACCAGTGGATCGACGGCTCTAGAGTTGCGGGGCGAAGGATCGCATTATCATTTTACACTGATGAATCCTTCAGATTTTGCTCCCATTGAGGAACGGGAAGTCGACGAGTGGCTAAAGGTGACTGCTGGCGATTTGATTCGTGCATTGCGTTTAACGATTTTTTCAGTCAGTATTGAGGAAAGGAAATTTGCGATGCGTGGGCTCTTATTTGAAGCCATCAATCAGACATTGAGGGTTGTTACAACCGACTCAAAACGATTATCAATGTTCGATTGCAACCTTCGACAGCCGCGAACAACCGACAAGGTTTTTAACGCCTTGGTTAGCAGTAACTCATGCAATCTGTTGTTGCAAAATCTCTTGCGAATTGAGCCCGAATCGATCCTTCAAATTGGCATAAATTATAATTCGATTTATTTCAAAACAGACGACTCGCTCCTCGTATCGCGACTCACTGAGGGGCGTTTTCCGCCCTATCGAGATGTGGTTCCAAAACTCGCCAATCTGAATCCTGTCAAACTCAATCGCAAGGCTTTCCTTGCCTCTCTTGAACGATTACGAATGATGTGGGACGACGAATGCCGGCGCATCAGCATGAATTTCAATGGAACGCAAATTAATATGCGAATTTTGCACACACGGCTTGGGGAGGGTCAAGTTATTCACAAGTTGGAACACCCAGTCCCTTTGCCTGTTGTGATTCACTTTGATCCTGAATTTCTGCTGGAATTATTCCGTATCCAGGAATTTGGCGATAATGTGACGATGTTTTACAAAGATGCCAGCAGGTCTTCGTTGTTCGTTTCCGACCGCTATACCCACCTGATTGTACCCCTAACCTGAGAGCCACATGCAAATAACATCCCCCCAACTCGATCTCGCTCTCTCCCTGCTTCATGTGGGTATAGCCTGTATCCCGATTCGCACGGAAAAGGGACGGGAGAAAACTCCTGCCCTCAGCAAATGGAAGCAGTTCGAGCAACGGTTGCCCACCGAAGCTGAGTTACGACAGGCGTTCTCGGGTCGATCATTCGGCATTGCTGCGATCTGTGGTGCTGTGTCGATGGGGTTGGAGTGCCTCGACTTCGAGGTGGCTCACGAGTTTGGCCTGTTTGCTGACGAGCTCGACCAACTCCAACCCGATTTGTTGCGACGGCTGGTGCAGGTCAAGACCCCTTCAGGGGGGTTCCACCTGTGGTATCGTTGCCCAGAAGAGTGTGGCCCCAGCACCCGATTGGCGATGCGAGATTCAACACCCGAAGAACTCGAAGCTAACCCCAAAGACAAAATCCAACTTCTCATTGAGACTCGGGGCGAGGGTGGATATGCCCTCCTTCCCGGAGGGGATCCGTTAGCACACCAGACTGGCGAACCCTATGAGTACGTCTACGGGCACATCACCAAAGTCCCGGTTCTTTCTGCCGACGAGCGTCATTTGATGCTCGACCTTGCAAGGTCGTTCAACCGAGTGGCAAGACCCGCAAAAGGCTCAACGCCCATTCGACCCAAAGCAGCCCTCGGAACGATGTCAGCGATTGACGACTTTGACAATCGGGGGTCCTGGCAGGAAATCCTTGAACCGCACGGCTGGACTTTATCGTCCGGCGATTGGGAGTTTGGACGGCTCACTCGACCCGGAAAGGATCGGGGAGTTAGTGCCACCGTTGGTTATTGTCGATCTTCTGCAGGGGATTCTCTCCTGCATGTGTTCACCACTGGCTCTTCCATGGAACCCGGAACCTATGGCAAGTTCCGGGCTCTTGGAATCCTCAACTACGCGGGTAATTTTTCGGAGACCGTGAAGGCCCTCGGGCAGCAAGGTTACGGCACACCGGTTACACCTCGAGCGCAAGGTTCGGTTGGGCCTGTTGCCCAACCGCAAGCCACAACACAAGCCCAAAATAAAGAACAAAAGCCCGACGAGCCAACGAAACTGCCTTGGGAAATACCCCCACAAAAGGGGGAGCGACCCCGAAAAATCGTCAATGCGGTCGATCTGATGCGCAAAGAGTTTGTGCCAGTCCCCTACACGGTGGATGGCATTCTCTCGCAGGGATTGAACTTGATCGGGGGCAAACCCAAAGCCGGTAAGTCTTGGTTTGCTTTGCAACTCGCGTGGGCGGTTGCAGGTGGCTACGAGATGAGTGGGCGAAAAGTCCGCAGCGGTTCGGTTCTCTACCTTGCGCTCGAGGATACCGAGCCCCGCCTCCAATCTCGAATGAAACTTCTCCGAACTGCGACGGGTTGGGACTTTCCCTGCAAACTCGACATTGCGACCGTCTGGCCCCGATGCGATGACTCGGGCCTGTATTATATTTGCGAGTGGCTCGAAGCAAGGAAGAACGATGCTGTTCTCGTCATCGTGGACACCCTGCAAAAATTCCGTAAACCAATCAAGGGCCAAACCAACAACTATGCCGACGACTACGAGGCATTGGAAGGCCTTAAAGGTCTGTGTGATCTCTACGGTGTGACCGCCCTCGTCATGCACCACACGAGAAAATTGAAAGCTGAGGACCCGTTCGAGGAGCTTTCCGGAACTCAGGGGCTTGCCGGAGCTGCCGACGGGCTCGGGGTGCTGGACAGGGATCGCAGCAACGCAACTGGACGGCTGTACATCACCGGTCGGGATCAAGGCGATAGCACAACCCTATTGAGTTTTTCCGGTGACTCGGGCCTATGGACACTGGGTGAGACAACCGAAGGGATCGACACCGAGGGGAGAGCGGTTCAACCGGACAAGGGGCCCAACAAGGTTGAACAGTGCATTATGTGGATGCGTGAATTCCTGCGTGAGTTCGCATACCCTTCAGCCGAGTTCAAAGCAGCAGCACAAGCGGCTGGCTTTGGTTGGGGCACCATCAAAGAGGCCCAGTCAGCAACCGGAGAACAAGGCTCAAAAGAATTTAAGGCCCACAACTTTGGTTCGCGAGCTGAAAACGATTGGTGGATTGGCAAATACTACGCCCCCGGAACCCGTCCGCACAACTGGATTCGGCGACCCCCGTCAACGAGCAGCAACGCTACAGCGACAAGGGGTAATAGCGACGAACAGCAAAAGACAGATGACTGGGTTCCCGATGAAATGTGATTTTTCAAAACGACCATACCTGTCATACCAGTCAAGGGAAATTCGAGAAATATAAGGGTTTGGTGACAGGTATGGTAAAAAATCCAGACCATACCTGTCATACCAGTCTAGCGGTTTTTCAAAACGACCATACCAGTCATGACAGGTATGACAGGTATGGTAAAAAAAACCAGACCATACCAGTCATGAAACGCTTGTTTTTACGGGGTTTGGTTAGACTGGTATGACAGGTATGGTCGTTTTCGAGGGGTGCGATTTGTGGGAATGATTGCAACTGAGGAAGAACTGGTGCGATGGGTGGAAACCGGTCGGGTGGAGTATGCTGCTGTCCGCGATTTACTTTCGCTTTCCGCTCAATCCCGACTGCAATCCCTCGGGTTCGCTGGGCCCATTCCTGCTTTGCCAGTAACCTCTACTGAAGTCTCTAAGTTACTCAAAGCGCCGAAGCCTATCAAATTTGGGAAATGTAAATCTGGTTTCGGTATCACCTTCGAGGTTCCGATTAAGCTCGTCTCTGAGGCCAATACCCACGACGGGTTGAAGGCGCAGCTTCGACGCAAGGCCCAAGTCAAGAGGACGATGCGCCAAGTGCTCACGTTGATCCCACGGGTTGTTGCTCTCCCTTGCACGGTAACGATGGTTCGCTTTGGGCCCAAGGAATTGGATAGCGACAACCTCGACAACGCTTTCAAGGCAGTACGGGATATGATCGCCGAATGGGTAGGTGTTGACGATGCCGACAAGCGATACACGTGGCAGTTCCATCAAAAGCCAGGCAAGGCTTACAAGGTGCGGGTCACGATTTGGTGCGGTGCATGATTGTGAGAAGTTGACAAGCGCTGTGTTGAGAATAACGCAGAAAAGCAAATCCAGCAGTGAAAAGAGCAACGCTGGCTTAAGATAGCAAAGAGGGCAATATGAGCAATAAGCCGTTGCAGTCGCCATTCCCTTACTTTGGCGGCAAGAGCCGTATCGCGAGCTTGGTTTGGGAGCGATTCGGCGACGTGCGGAACTATGTCGAGCCGTTTTTCGGCTCGGGGGCGGTATTGTTGGGCCGTCCCCACTGGCCATTCCAAGACACGCGAATCGAAACGGTAAACGATCTGAATGGGATGGTCGCCAACTTCTGGCGAGCACTGAGCCGATCGCCTGACGAGGTGGCATACTACGCTGACTGGCCGGTCAATGAATGCGACTTGCACGCTCGACATCAATGGCTGATCAATGAGGGTCTGGGACATGTTGAGCGGCTAAAAACCGACCCGGATTACTACGACCCGAAGATCGCCGGATGGTGGGTGTGGGGGATTTGCCAATGGATCGGCTCCGACTGGTGCAAAAAGGCTCATAAAAGACGACCTGACTTAGGAAGCGGGGGAAAGGGAGCCCACCGAGTAGCGCATCGTAGACGGCCCCACCTAGGAAACGGGGGAATAGGAGTTCACCGAGTATCGCATCAACGACCCGATGGTAAGATCGCGCTCAAGGACTATTTCCAATCTTTGGCGGACAGATTGCGATACGTGAGGGTGTGTTGCGGAGACTGGACTCGCGTATGCGGGAATGCCTCAACTGTAACCCATGGGCTGACGGGTGTGTTCCTTGACCCCCCTTACGACCAATCTCAGCGTGATCCGGACATCTATGCCGTGGAAACACAGGTATCGAGTGAGGTCCGGGAATGGTGTCTGGCCCACGGAGACGACGCGCGGATGCGGATTGCATTATGCGGGTACGCGGGCGAAGGCCATGAAGTGCTTGAATTGCATGGATGGACATGTGTCCCGTGGAAGACTGGTGGGGGTTATGGTCTGATATCCAACAAAGCCGGAATCGAGAACGCGAAGCGTGAACGGATATGGTTTTCGCCGCATTGTTTGTCTTCGCATTCGGTATGGTTCCATAGTCGGTTAGTCCAGACACGAAATTTGGAATGACAAGCCCCGACCCTTTAGGGTCGGGGTTACGGACCACGTTTCAGTTAACTTCTTAGTTTCGCTTAAAAAAGACCCGAACCTACTTTGCTTTGCTTCTTTTGGCCCTTGTGGGGCCAAAAGCACTTGACACGCACCAGAACCCAAAAAAAATGGATGAGACGATCTGAGACAATCTGGGGCGCTTTCTTGCGAGAACGAACAATGTTGGGGACAATCGAGATTTGGAATCGACATAGAGGGGGACCGGTCTTCTGTGATACCCCCTATATAAAATAACTCTATACCAGTCTTATCTATGATAGGTATAGTATGATTATATATAGCCGCCCCCCCCTCCTTTTGTAACCCAATTCTCGATTCGCCTTAGATTCCAAATGGCCCCCACTTTCGGTTAGACTTAGGGCATGAAAAGAAGGCCCCAAAAATCGATTGAGCGTCTAGTCCGAGATCATGCCGACCTTGCCCACTGGGTTGTTCGGCGATGCTTTCCGCAAGTTCGGCTCCACACCGCCGAATGGGATGAGTACCATGCCTGTGCCCTTGAAGGCATCTTCCAAGCAGCTCTGAAATTTGACCCGTCGAAGGGAGCAGCCTTCACCACCTTTGCCGTTTGTTGTGCCAGCCGTTTTATCCTGACTTGGCTCCGCAAAGAATCTCGTCGGGGCATATCGCAAGTCAGCGTGAAAAAAGTACGCGAAACAAAACTCACTGTTACCTCAATTGCCGATTCCTCTCTTGCAGCTTGTGACACGGCCCCGCTTGATGCTGTTGAGGAGATTGCAGCGATCCAACGCAAGGTTGCTGCAATGGGTTCTCCTTTTGTCGAGGTCATGCAACATGAGTTTTGGGGCCCTCGATTCTCGCGCCCAGAACTCCTCCGACTAGCGAAGGAATACGGTTACGATTCCGTGCAGGAGCTGGTCACGCAAACCGTGCAACAAGCACGCGAAGTATTATGTGATAAGGAAACATAACATGGAAAATGAAAATCCTGAGCCAGCCCAAGAACCAAAGCCGAAACGAAAAAAAACGGGCGGACGAAAGCCTATCCTCGAAGAGCTTGAACTGGCCGCTTGCCTTGGAAGGTATAAGGGTAATCTCTCAGCCTGTGCCGCTCACTTTGGCGTCACCCGAACCGCAGTGAGCCGATTCCTCAACAATCATCCCGAATTGCAAGAGCTGCAACGAGATGTCAAAGAGGGGCTGCTCGACAATGCTGAATCCGCTCTCGCCGAGGCTGTCGAGGCTCGTGAGGCGTGGGCGATTTGTTTCACGCTGAAGACGCAAGGCAAGTCGAGAGGATATATCGAGCGTCAAGAGATCGAGAACGTCGAACGAGTGTCGATGGTCGTAACTGAGGAGATCGTCGATGGCAGTCAGTCGGGCAACAACCCAGATGACAATCCGCCTGACTCGTCCGCAGTATGAGTTTCGTAACGCTCCTCACATCTTTCGGGGGTTCGTTGGTGGAGTGGGATCAGGCAAATCGTGGGTCGGTGCATACGACCTAATCCGCCGAGCAAAAAAGAATCGGCTCTACATGGTGCTTGCCCCAACCTACACCCTTCTCGAAGACTCTTCACTTCGATCTTTTCGATCAATCGCCGAGCAACTTGGCGTCTTTGATTCACGGCCCCGCGCATTCAAGATGTCCCCCCGCCCTTATTGTCGATTGCACACTGGAGCGGAGTTTATTTTCCGGTCGGCGGATGAACCGGATCGATTGCGGGGGCCTAACCTTTCGGGTGTTTGGCACGACGAAGCGAGTTTGTGCGAAGAGGCTGCATTCGAGATGGCGATTGCTCGTTTGCGTGAAGGTGGAGACATGGGTTTTTACACTGCAACATTCACCCCACGAGGCAAAAAACACTGGACCTACAAGGTCTTTGTTGAGAACCGAGACGCCGACACGATCTTGATTTCAGCGACGACGAGAAGCAACACGTTTAACGACCCGCGATATGTCGAAATGGTGGGCAAAAAATACTCGTCGAGAATGCGCGCCCAAGAACTTGAAGGGATATTCCTCGACCCCCCCGGAAACATCTTTCAGCGTGATTGGTTTCGGTTGGTCGATGCAGCACCGGTTTCCGGTCAACGCTTGCGTTATTGGGATAAATCGGCGACCGAGGACGGAGGGTGTTACACGGCTGGCGTGCTGATGTGCCGAGGAAGCGACGGGTATTTCTATGTCGAGGATGTAATACGCAAACAGCTCTCGACCTACGCACGCGATCAGTTGATTTTGCAAACCGCCCAACTCGACAAAGCGAAATACGGCTATGTCCCACAGTGGTTCGAGCAAGAGCCGGGTAGTGCGGGTGTTGATGCTTGCCACGCCACCGCCCGATTGCTCACTGGCTTTACAGTTCATTTTGACAAAGTAACTGGTTCCAAAGAAAACCGTGCGATGCCCTTCGAGGCACAAGCTGAAGCAAGGAACATTATCCTCTTGAACCGTTCTTGGACAGGCCCCTACCTCGACGAGCTTTGCGAGTTTCCGAACGGGAAGTACAAGGATCAAGTAGACGCCAGTGCTGGTGCATTTACGCAGCTTGCAGCAATGCACAATTCTTCGGCTTCCGATTTGATTACGATACCAGACCAACAAATAGAAATACCATCGTTAGATGAAAGGATATTCGGATGAGCCTTTTCTCACGAATCAGACAGATCGCAACCCGACTGATGCGAGGGCAGGTCGGGACAACCAATCCCACACGAGACCTGATCGACCGCGACGCCGAATTGCCTTGGTTGAACGAACAACTCCGGGTCTATGCCTCGCAGATTCGATTGCGTGGAGTCAATTACGACAACTACACAGCCGAAACGGTCGAGATGAGAATGGCTTATCGCAAGGCTCTTGCTGAGCCGACTGTGAAGGCAGCCCTTCTCGGTAAAATCTATTCTGTGATGGCGTTGCAGGTTCAGTGTGTTCCCAAAGATAAAACGAATCCATTAGAGCATGAGATCGCGGATTTTTGCAAACACCTTCTCACCAACACGGTTGGCGGAACGCCGGGGGTGATTTGGTCGATTCTCTCAGGTGGTCTGATTGACGGATTTTCGCTTTGCGAGCCCGTCCCGATTCGCTACCAGACGGGTAAATACAAGGACAAAATCGGCCTCAAGAAACTCAAAGCGAAAGACACTCGACTGATTCAATTCGAGGTCGATTCTTATAAAAACATCACGGCTGTTATCAACCAAGTCGCAAACGTCGGCATCCGTCTCGACCCAGATGATTTCGTTATTTTCCAGCACATCCAGTTATTTGAATCGCCTCAAGGTTTGTCGGACCTTCGAGCAAGTTACAGAGCTATCGAGATGATCGTTCATGTGCTCAAATTGCGGATGATCTTTCTCGACAAATACACCGGCCCCTTTATCCATGCGAAGGTCGGAGATGCAGCAGCACGGACTCGCCTCGCCAATGAGCTGAAAAACATTCGGGCACAAGGTGGGATGGTAACCCCTCCCGACACCGATGTGGCACTTTTGAATCTGGCGACGAGCGGGACAGCTGACTTTCAGGCAGCAATCGACGATCTCCGTAAAGAGGTTGCCATTGGAATTTCGGGGGCTTTTCTCCACATGCTCACCGGTGGAGGAGCCGAGCACAGGGGCAATTCGGAGGTGCAGCAAAGTACCGTCGATTTGTTCACATGGGCCTTGTCGGTGCAAGTGGGCACGGTGTTGGAATCGCAACTTCTTCCCGACTTCGTGCGGTACAACTACGGCACCAATGTTGATGTGCCCCAATGCACGTTAGAGGCCCCGAACGCTGAGTATGTGCTGAGCGAACTCAAGATCGATAAAGCCCTCGACGAGTTAGGTTTCCCGCTCAAAATCAGCGAACTTGCCGAAAGGACGGGTCGCACCCCCGCCCGAAGCCCAGAAGAAGCAGTGCGGGGAGCGATAGCGACCCCGCAAAAAGCACCCCAAAACAATCCTCAACCGATTCCACCACAGCAAAAATAAGGCACTCAAAAGCCAGCAGGAGAATAATACTACATGGGGGCTCAAACACCTATTCCCGTACCACCTGCACCGACGGCCAGCACAAAGGCCCTCGTCGAAATTTTCTCGGCGGGCCAAGTGCTGCCTTCGGGTAAAGTGGCCGACCTGCCATTTCTTGAAAAGGTCGTGGCAAATTGGCACCAATACCAAGCCAAGCGAACTGACGGAGTGCGCCCCGCACCCGCTTACTTAATCCCCGCAGCGTCAATAACTCTCGGTCACGAAGAGTTATCATCGATTGCCAAAAAATACGCGGAACGAACTGACCTTCCTGCTTTGGGTTGGCCGGCGGATGTCCAGATCGTAGGCTCAAAACTCTGTTGCCGCTTCAAAAATGTGCCAGTGTCATTGGTCCAATGGATCGAAGCAAAACTCTACACGGAAATCAGTGCCGAGTTCTACGAGGATCACGATGGGCTAGGGCCTGTCCTTCGGCGTGTGAGTGTCCTCGGTGCTGAGATTCCCAAGTGCAAAGACCTTGCTCCTATCCCTCAATTCTTTTTTGATGAGACGGAAGAGCAAGAGCAGAACATCCTCGCCTTTGCGGAAAAAACAATCAAACAATCAAAAACCAATCAGACCTTGATCGGTGTTGGTAACTACGTTCTCAAATTCTCGGAGAAGTCTCTTATGGATCGCAATCAGTTAATCGCCGCCCTCAAAGATGCAGGCGTGGATGTCTCGTTCATCAACGATGCCACCGCTAACGAGTTACTCGCTTCGATGCTGCAAGCACTGCAAAAGAAAGCCCCTGCACCCAACACCGAGCCCCCAAAGGGCGACGACATGCCACCTGCAATGAACATCGAAGAGGAAGTGAAGAAGCAAGTGGCAGCCAACACCGAGCGAATTCGCAAAGAAGTCGCAGCCGAAATGGAGAAGTCGAAAGCCTTCCACGATGCCGAACTCAAGCGTCTGCAAGACGAACGAGCACGGCAAGAGATTGCTGCTTTCTGCGAGAAATACAAGGATCGCATTTACCCCTACGAGCTCGATCCCAAAGTCGGAGTCACTCTACAAGATCGCCTCTTTGCGATGTCCGATCAAAAGGTTCTCAAGTTCAGCGAAGGGGGTAAAGAGATTGCACTTTCCCCTCGTGAGGCAGAAATGTTGGCAATCTCAAAACGTCCGCCAGTGATGAAAAACCGCGAAATTCTCCCCGACCAACACCAAGGGGTTGGGGCTGTCACTCCCGAACGTCGTCGAGAATTACTCTCGCACACGGCAGAAGGTCGAAAGGTCCTTGCACGCGAAAAAGCAGGCTAACCAAACGAATCAACAAACGAATGGCCAGATGGATGATTGCCCTTAACCAACAAATAAACAGAGGAACAAATGACTGACGCAACACAGGTTTACACAGGCGAGGGAATTGTCCCCGTCTACAGCGAGGGAGTACTCGAAGACGCTGTCTCCCTCGCACCGTCGAAATACTATCCCAAGGGGACGGTGCTGGGGCAGGTGCTTGGCAACGGCACAGCCGTCAATGAACGGCAGACCGTTACCATTACTGGCACGCCAACGGGTGGCAGTTTTACTATCACCTATGACGGTTACACTACGGCTCCGATTGCATACAACGCAACGGCTGCCGCAGTGCAAGCAGCACTTGCAGCCCTTCCGCCAATCGGGACTGGCAACGTGACTTGCGCAGGTGGACCATTACCCGGAGCAGCAGTCACAATTGACTTTGTCGGCTCTTGTGCCGGAATGGATCACCCCTTGATGGCCGTTGCGGGAACCTTCACGGGCGGATCGAGCCCAGCGATTGCGATCGCAGAGACAATCAAAGGGGTTCCATCGGGGTCTTACTTTGACGCTTACGACAACAGTGCCACCGGTGCGTTGGCTGGGCTCGCAACCGCAAAGTGCATCCTCCGTTACGACATTCGCACGGATGCCTACGGCCGCTGCTACCTCGGTCGCCAAGTGAGTGGCGATACCAACGCCTACAAGAGCCGAACGGCCCCTGCTTTTTTTGCGGGGACGTTCCGAACTGCCGACATGCCATCGAGTGGTGCGGGGGCAATCGATTCGGCAGGGGTAACCGATCTCGGCCGGATTATCTCCGGGTCGGTGTCGGCTCTTACGGACAGCAAAACCATCCTGCGAATCGGCTAATCCCCTTCGCTCGCCCCTTGTGTTTATCAATCAGACAGGCAACAGAATAAAGAGGTATTTTTCATGGCTGATTATTTACAGTTCCAGACTTCGGCGGAACTCAAATCTATTGAGCAAAGTCTTGTTGCCGAATTAGAGGCACAAGACATCTTGCTTGAAATGTTCCCGACGACCGTTCACAACGCTGCAAAGGTGATGTGGGAACAAGAAGACAATTATACAGGCATGACCAACGTTCGGGGGTTGAACGGGCAACCCGGACGGGTGCGGAGGACGGGCTCCAAACGCTACGAAATGGAGCCCGGCTACTATGCCGATGAAACCGAGATCGATGAATACGAAATCGCTCTCCGTCGAGATATGGGGTCGCTCGGTGAACCGATCAACCTTGAGACAATCGTCTCGCGCCGCCAACTGCATTTGCTCGTGCGTGAGGTGGATCGCAAACGATATATGGTCGCTCAGTTGCTCTGTTACGGTCTCTTCACGAGTACCGATAAATTTGGCAACGTGATTCACACTGACGCTTACCCGTTGCGCCAATATAGCGTGGGTACGCCGTGGAGTAACAAAGCGACATCAACCCCACTTGCTGACACTCGTGCGGCGGTAACGGCTGCTCGGGTAGGTCAATCGTCTCGGTTCGACCAGACCGCAACCATGCTGGTGAATTCCAACACGATGAACAATCTGTTAGGTAATTACAACCCCAACGACCTCGGCGGAAAGCGCCAGGAGATGGGTGCGACCTTCAACACAATCGAAGAGATCAATCGCCTGATGATGGCTGCTGACCTCCCGAAGATCGTTCCCTACGACAAGGCTTACAGCCTCGACGACGGTGCGACCTACACCCGATTTATTCCTGATGGGATTGCAGTGATTATTGGGGCTCGACAGAGCGGGGCCCCAGTTGGTGAAATCCAAATGGTGCGTAACGCTGCTAACCCAAATGCCGAACCCGGCACCCACACGATTGTCTCGGATTCTCTCAACAGCATGAATCCAGTACCTCGGAAGCTCCTCATCAATCACGGCTTTTCGGGGGGTATTGCAATCTACTATCCCGGCTCGGTTGTGACTATGTCCGTCTAACAACGCATAAACACAAATTGATTTGTGCTGCCCATAAAACACAAAAAACATTGTGGGGCCAAAAGCCCCACACAACACAAACAGGACACAAGAAATGGCAAAACAATATCGAGTGCTGAAAGAAGTCCTTCACAAAAGCTGGAAGGTCGGCGATATCATCGGGCCCGACAAACTCGAAGGTCACGATATCGATTGGATGCTAACCTCATCGAAGTGCATTGAGGAGGTTGCACCTGTCCAAGTCTTTCAAGCTGTGGCTAATGGCGCTGGCACTGCAGGTGAAGGTGGTGGCCCAGAGGGTGCGGGCAATACTCCGACTGAGACTCCTTCAACTCCTCCGGCCCCGCCTGCCAAGCCGACGACACCGACGACATCCCCGAAGAAGTAAGCCCCCCGCAGCCCACCCTAAACACGATTGAGACCCTATGCCAAGTTTCCTGACTGACGCCGAACTAAAAGCGAGCCTTGCTGCGACGCTCAAGGTAGACTCATCGAGTTTGGCAGCCTATTGGGATACGCTCATCACTGAGTGCAATCAGGCAGCCTATCTCGATGTTCGGGGTGGCATCATTCAACGCGGTTTTACCTCGACTCAGGCCGACTCTTGGGATCGAGGCAAAGAGTTTCAGCGTGACATCGGGCTCTATTGGCTGTTGGTCAAAGGGGCGGGGCTGCACGAATACGACCAGAAATTCGTGCAGCTGTTGGATCGTCGCAACGAGCTAAAATCGGTGTTGATCGAGGTCGCAGGCGGAGCTAACCAGACCCCTGCGGGTGATCCTTCAACTTCGATCTTCACTCCGTTCTCGACAGACAATGATGCTTGGACCTTGGAGACTCCGCTCTAATGGCCACCACATCAGAAACTCTGGCAGGGCTGATCCGCGATAAGATCGTTGCGGTCGGCGATTTTTCGGGCTGGTTGGTTGCCCTCCGTCGCAAAGAAGAAGCCTTAGCGATTGCCAGATTCCCAGCGATTTTGATTGTCTCGATGGAACCCGAAGAGTTGACGATCGACACCGACAATCGTTCCGAGATCGGGTATGGGTACGGGATCATCCTGGCCTACAAAGACGAAGTCGGGCTGGCGACCGATGCCAACAAGCTACCCGACTGGCTTCGCACCGCCCAGCAAGCGATCTACTCGACGGTTTATCCTGGCTTCATTGTCGAGGATGTGCAGGTTCGCCCCTCGTCGGGGCTTGACCTGAAAGGTCTCCGGGAAAACTGCCTTGTGAGTGATTTTTTCTTTCAACTCTCCGTGATGGAGGACAGATACACATGACCGGCAAGAATATCAAAATCCGCGTGGGGGCCAACACGATCCGTGTTTATGAAGTGACTGCCGAAGACGTTGTAGGCGAGATCGACGAAACGGATGGCGAGAGTGGCGGCTACGGCGATTGCGACGATTCTGGCGTTCGTCAGTGTGATGTCACGCTCAAGATAAATTGGAGAGCTGCCGATGGGGCTCCACCGAAAGCTGGCGATCTTCTCGCTAATGTGCTCATCGCATGGGATGGTAACACGGTCGCTCCCGTTGTCAACAAAAGGCACTTGTTCAACTATTTGAAAGTTTTGCGTGTTACCCCAACCGGTAGCACGAGGGGCAAAAACGAGATCACGGTCGTCGCCAAGTCGAGCGGCGCGTACAAAGTTCCCGGCGAAGCGTGAGATTGATTTGAGTCAGACAAAACACAGAGAGTGGAGCAGTGGCAGCTCGGCGGTCTCATGATCCGCAGGTCGCAGGTTCGAATCCTGCCTCTCTGTTTTTGGCCCGATAATCAAAGGACAAATCAATATGGGTGTTTCC